AATTTTATACAGTATAATCATAATATTGCAGCAAGGTGGTTATAATTGAAAGAATATTTAGATATGAATACATCTCATGTAAGAGTTGTTACTCATATGTGTGGGTTCCTGGTTTGGCTCTATAGTCTTTCAATGTTGCCACCAATGGTTGTAGCATTGTTTTATAAAGAAAAAAGCCTGTTCGTTTTCTTTATAACTTTCGTTATATTTTTTTGCATTGGTGGCGGAGCGTGGTATACAACTAAGAAATCTGGCATTCAATTACGTACCCGTGATGGGTTTATTATAATTGTAATGTTTTGGATTTTGTTTTCTGTTATTAGTGCATTCCCTTTATGGATTGACTCAGAACTTAATTTAACGTTCATTGATGCTCTGTTTGAAGGGGTTTCTGGAATAACAACAACAGGAGCAACTGTAATTGATGATGTTAGTTCATTACCTCGGGCATATTTGTACTATCGGTCACAGTTAAATTTTATAGGTGGTTTAGGAGTTATTGTTCTGGCGGTTGCTGTATTGCCATTATTGGGTATTGGTGGTGCAAAGCTTTATCAGTCAGAAATGCCGGGGCCATTTAAGGATGACAAACTCACTCCCCGCCTGGCCGATACGTCACGGACACTGTGGATAACTTATTCTTTATTAGGTATTGCTTGTATTGTCTGTTATAGACTTGCAGGAATGCCTTTGTTTGATGCTATTTGTCACGGGATTTCCACAGTTTCGCTTGGTGGTTTCTCAACTCATAGCGAGAGTATCGGATATTTTAATAACTATTTGGTTGAGCTGGTGGCTGGTTCTTTTTCCCTGCTATCGGCTTTCAACTTCACTCTTTGGTATATTGTTATTAGCAGGAAAACGATAAAACCTTTAATCAGAGATATTGAACTTCGTTTCTTTCTGTTAATAGCCTTAGGGGTGATCATTGTTACCTCTTTCCAGGTCTGGCATATAGGTATGTATGACTTGCATGGAAGTTTTATTCATTCGTTTTTTCTTGCCAGCTCCATGCTCACTGATAATGGTTTAGCTACGCAGGATTATGCAAACTGGCCCACGCACACGATAGTGTTTTTGCTGTTGTCAAGTTTCTTTGGGGGATGTATAGGTTCAACTTGTGGTGGAATTAAGTCACTTCGATTTCTTATACTTTTCAAACAAAGCAAACACGAGATAAATCAGCTTTCTCATCCCAGAGCGTTGTTGAGTGTAAATGTAGGAGGGAAGATAGTTACAGATCGTGTAATGAGGTCTGTATGGAGTTTCTTTTTTCTTTATACTCTCTTCACGGTGTTTTTTATACTGGTGTTAAATGGTATGGGATATGATTTTCTTACATCATTTGCAACAGTGGCTGCATGTATTAATAATATGGGATTAGGTTTTGGGGCTACTGCATCGTCATTCGGAGTGCTTAATGACATTGCAAAATATTTAATGTGCATAGCTATGATTCTTGGTCGCCTTGAAATTTATCCTGTTATTATATTGTTTTCAGGTTTTTTTTGGCGCTCCTAATATATGGCTGATTTATAATTGTGAGTTTAATATTATATTGACTCACTCATTGATCCAATACCTAACTTTACCAGCAACACCTCCGCCCCCAGTAGCACTGGCTGCTGGGGTGCGTTTTATTCATAAAGCAAGGCTGTATGAGCGAGAAATTAAAGATAGTCTATCGCCCATTACAAGAATTGTCACCGTATGCGCACAACGCCAGGACGCACAGTACTGAGCAGGTGGCACAACTGGTAGAAAGTATTAAGCAATTCGGCTGGACTAATCCGGTGCTGATTGACGAAAAGGGCGAAATTATTGCGGGTCACGGTCGTGTTATGGCGGCTGAAATGCTCAAAATGGATTCTGTTCCGGTCATTGTTCTGTCTGGCCTGACGGATGAGCAGAAAAAGGCGTACCGCCTGGCAGATAATCGCCTACCGATGAATGCTGGCTGGGATGAAGATCTGTTGCGGATGGAGCTGTCGGACCTAATCAATGCTGATTTTGATGTCTCCCTGACAGGCTTCGGCCCGACAGAAATTGATGAACTGTTGACGGATGTTTTGCCCGGTACAGGAAATAAGGAGGAGCCGTATACGACGAAAATTGATACGCCTGTTTATGAGCCGTCGGGCGGTAAACCGGATATCAGTGAACTGTACGACGATACGAAAACTCAGGAGCTGATCAGCCGGATACGTTCGGCGTCCCTTGAGCCTGATATTGAGAAATTCCTCCTGTGTGCGGCAGAACGTCACACGGTGTTTAATTTCAGCAGAATTGCGGACTATTACGCTCACGCCCCCGCTGAAATTCAGTGTTTTTTCGAGGAGTCGGCGCTGGTGATCATTGATTATCAGCAGGCTATTGAAAATGGATTTGTCCGGATGACGCAGCGCATGGTGGAGATCATGCATGGTGGTGAGGAGGAGGAATATGCGTGATGATTTTTGCGCCTTTATTCTGACTCACGGGCGACCGGACAAAGTTCTGACTTACCGGACGTTGCGTCGTGCTGGCTATACCGGGAAAATTTTTATCGTTGTTGATGATGAAGATAAGACACGGCATCAGTACATGGCTGAATTTGGTGAACAGGTGCTGGTGTTTTCCAAAGCCGATATTGCCAGTCGTTTTGACGAAGCCGATAATTTCTGTGACCGCCGCTCAATTTTTTACGCCCGTAATGCCTGTTTCGACCAGGCAAAACTGGTCGGGTGTAAATACTTCATTCAGCTCGATGATGATTATCACGAGTTCCAGTTTCGGGTGGATCGCAACTATGACCAGGCCTATTTTCCGATAAGGAAACTGGATGCGATCCTTTCTGAAATGCTGGCGTACTACGAATCAATACCTGCTCTTTCCATCGCTATGTCGCAGGGCGGGGATTTTCTTGGTGACAATGGCGGCCATGCTTCGTGGGTGAAACGCAAGGCAATGAACAGCTTTATCTGTTCGGTTGATCGACCGTTCTCATTCATGGGGCGCATTAACGAGGATGTGAATACGTACACGAATCTCGGTCGCTGTGGTGAATTGTTTATGACGATCGGTGCTGTCCAGTTAGGGCAGAAACAGACGCAGAAAAACAGCGGCGGAATGACCGAGCTGTATCTGGATTCCGGAACCTACGTTAAAAGTTTTTACTCCGTCATGTATGCGCCGTCGTGCGTAAAAATCTCACTGATGGGTGCCAGTCATAAACGCATTCACCATCAGGTCACCTGGAACAACGCTGCAGTAAAAATCCTTCACGAAAAATACAGGAAGAAGACACCCTGCATATCAATGGGGGTGACAAATGATTCCGTATTCGAAAGTCGAGTCTCTGGCAGCGTGCCGGATGACTGCACAACAAATCGCTGACGTTCTGGATGTTGATCTGAACCGACTGAAAGAAAATCGGGAAGCAATGACAGATTTTTATGCGGCCATCCGTAAGGGCAGAGCGAAAGGTGAAGCCGAGTTACGAGCGGCATTGTTTAAGCTTGCCAGAAAAGGGGATGCCTTTGCTCTGCGCGAACTACTCAGGGTGGATAAAAATCAGGACTAACTGATGAGCAGACCGGACTGGGGGGCGTTGCAGCAGGAGTATATTGCTGAATACACCCGCTCCGGTATATCTCCGGTGGCATGGTGTGAAGCAAGGGGACTGAATTACGCAACAGCCCGTCGTTACATCAAAAAAACTCCGAAAAATGCGCAGACAGAAATGTGCAAAACTGCGCAAAAAAGTGCGCAGAAAAAATCTGCGCAGACTGCACAAAAGCGGAACGAAAAATCTCAGGAAAAAAAGCCAGTATTCGATGCGGGCCTGAATGAGGGCGACGCGGAGGAATTTTCGTTCTGTCCCGATGAATTCGGCATTTCTGACCAGCAGGCTAAGTTTGCGATGCTTGTTGCTCAGGGTAAAAAGCCGACAGAGGCGTACCGACTAGCCGGTTATGAGGGGCAAGGTGCGACAGCTAACAGCAACGCCAGCCGTATGCTTAGAAATGCCAGGGTTTATCGTGCTATCAGCTACTTCCGCAATCAGTACCAGAAACGCTATACCGCAGACCTGGATTTACTGGTGAGCCAGTTGATGGCCATTGTCCAGGCCGACCCCAATCAGTTGGCACAATTTCGCCGTGTTAACTGCCGTTATTGCTGGGGCGAGAATCATCTCTACCAGTGGCGTGATATTGCAGAATTCGATAAGGCTGCGGCACAGGCCTCCAGAGATGGTAAACCCGAGCCGGAATATGGAGGCCTCGGCTTTGTTGATAACGCCATACCCAATCCGGATTGCCCGAAGTGCTGCGGTGAGGGAACGGGACAGCTTTATATGGCTGATACCACTTTGCTTGATGGAAATGCGCGGCAATTGTATGCAGGAGCAAAGCTCGGAAAATTCGGCGTTGAGATCCTGCTGGAGAATAAAGCTGCCGCCCGGCGTGAATTATTGCGTTTGCTTTCCGCTGGCGGGGCATTATGTGCAGATAAGCGACTACAGGAACTGGAAATTGAACGGCGCAGAATGGAAAACCAGAAACTGCGCAAAGAGATCGAAACGGTGGAGGGTAATGAACATCCCCAGCCTGTGGCGATCAATATTAATGTGGTTGATGCCAGAGTGAGGAGTGATGAAGATGATCTCTCCGACGCTTAATGTGCCTCAGGCGCGATTTCTTTCTATGCCTCATAAATTTAAAGCCTATGTTGCTGGTTTTGGTTGCCTGAGGGGAAGTACGCCTGTGGTTACAGAGAATGGGATTCTACCCATTCAGGAAATAACTCGACCAATGCGCGTTTTATCTTGGTCGGATGAGAATAATCGATTTGAGCTTTCGCTAAGTGGTGGTGCGTACCCAAAAGGTGTGGCGAATCTATACCGAGTAGTGACGCAGCGAGGAGAATTTGTAGCAAGCGGACATCACTGCGTTTTTTGCGCTGACGGTAGCTATCGATCTGTGGATAGTCTGGACGAATCGGTGAAGGTATTTGCATCTTCGCAAAACTTTCTTCTGACCAGTTTGGCCGCCGTCCCGAAATCGTTGCACGCAGGTGATCCACGTTTGAATCAAAAACTCGCAGATTACTTGGGTTGTTATGCAGATGAAGCCCGTCGATATGGTCAACAACTTCTGATGGCAGCAGATAACGCCCCAGCTTCTTTTCAGCGATCAAACGATGTTCAAACATCATGCCTGTTCTGCGCATATATGGATGGTCAGCAGGCGCTGGAACAACGGCATATCCATCCAGATCAACAATTCGACCACCACGAAAGCTGGGGTTCAACTCACCCTTTCTGGCGCCACGGGAGAGCCGGTTGGTGTTGTGAATTCGGAGAATATTTTGAACGTGCTTTTCTGTGCAACCAACTTCCGCCGCGATCTCTGCCGACGTACGGTGACCATCAGCAAGAGCGAGGATTCTGTCCTTCGCACTTTCTCGAGGGGCAGGCTTCTGGCGTTGTTTCAGCGTTAACCCATAACGAGATATGCAACGATAAACATGACTACGGTCACAACCTGCCAGAGAAGCAACTTCTGAAACGGTACGTTCTGGATGTGCTAAATCACAAATTAAATGGTCAAGAGGCGTCAAAACCAAACGCCTTAATCGAAACCTGCAACATATTGAGTGTAACACTGTTGCAGGAGGCCGAGCCATATTATGACCTCCAGGTATTGGATAATAACTGCTACGTAACTGCTGATGGGACGATTCATCACAATAGCGGTAAAACATGGGTTGGGTGTGGTGGCATATGTAAGGGGATTTGGGAGCATCCGGGTATCAATCAGGGATATTTTGCGCCTACATATCCACAAATTCGCGATATTTTTTATCCTACAGTTGAAGAAGTTGCTGCCGACTGGGGGCTAAATGTAAAAATTAACGAGGGAAATAAAGAAGTTCATTTTTATTACGGACGTCAGTATCGGGGAACCACTATCTGCAGATCGATGGAGAAGCCACAAACGATCGTCGGTTTCAAAATTGGTAATGCGCTGGTGGATGAACTGGACATTTTGCCGAAGGAAAAAGCCAGAACAGCGTGGCGCAAGATAATTGCGCGTATGCGTTATAAGGTTGATGGACTTCGTAACGGTATTGACGTTACAACCACGCCGGAAGGATTCAAATTTGTCTACGAACAGTTTGTTAAAGCCGTACGTGAAAAAACAGAGCTGGCCTCACTGTATGGCCTGGTACAGGCATCTACTTTCGATAATGAAAAGAATTTGCCAGCAGATTACATTCCCTCGCTCCTTGAGTCATATCCTCCAGAGCTGATTAAAGCCTATCTTCGAGGACAGTTTACTAACCTGACAAGTGGTACTGTTTACCATCAGTTTGACCGAAAACTGAATAATTGCGAAGAAGAGGAACAGCCAGGTGAGCCGATATATATCGGGATGGATTTTAACGTCGGAAAAATGGCTGGAGTCGTTCATGTGTTACGTTTTGGGCTTCCATGCGCAGTAACTGAAATCATTAACGCTTACGATACACCAGATATGATCCGTATTATTAAAGAGCGCTTCTGGTTATATGACGGGAATGATTATCGGAAAGTAAGGGAAATTTATATTTATCCTGATGCATCCGGGGATTCCAGAAAATCAAATAACGCAAGTGCGACGGATATTGCTCAGCTTAAACAGGCTGGTTTTAACGTTGTTGTAAACAGTTCGAACCCGCCAGTAAAAGATCGCGTTAACTCAATGAATGCAATGTTCTGCAATGCCAATGGTGAGCGTCGCTATAAAGTTAATGTGAAGCGTTGTCCGGTATATGCCGAATCTCTGGAGCAACAGGTCTGGGATGATAAGGGTGAGCCTGATAAAAAATCTGGCAACGATCACCCGAATGATGCCGGAGGTTATTTTATTGTTAAGCAATTCCCTATTGTCAAACCGACCGGAAGAGTTACATCACTTCGGATTTAATTATGGCTGATATATCAACACCCAACCTCGACTATAACGATATGCTGGAGGCGTGGGATATTAACGATGCACTGATGGGTGGCACGCTTGAAATGCGCAGGCAGGGGGAAAATTATCTCCCTAAATGGCCTAATGAAGATGAAGACACATATAAAAAACGCTTGTCTGTGGCTACGCTACTTCCTGTGTATGAAGAAAGTATTAAGCAAAATATTGGGCGCATATTTGCAGAGCCGACAGTGCTGAGTGAAGAGACGCCGGAAAAAATCAGGGAATATGCAGAAAATATCGATATGGAGGGGAGCCGACTGGATGTGTGGGCGCAGCAATTTTTCAGTCTCGCATTTCAGTATGGTGTGGCGCATGCGCTGGTAGACTATCCACGAACGGATATGAAAGAGATTCGGACAAAAGCCGATGAAAACGCGGCCGGTGGTCGCCCGTACGTTACGATGCTGAATCCACGCCAGGTTATTGGATGGAAATCGAAAGTTGAAAAAGGGAAAGTTGTTCTCACTGATTTGCGTATAAAAGAGGTCATCATTATTGATGGTGATGATTTCGGGCAGAAGAAGGTGGAGCAGATCCGCCATATTATGCCCCGTCGCGTTGAAATTTATCGGCGCAGTGAAGGTACTAATGGCGAATCTGTCTGGACGCTTCACGAGTCATGGAATACCAGTCGTGATGATATTCCTCTGGTAACACTGTATACGAAGAAAACAGGGTTTATGCGTGGTACACCGCCATTGCTTAATCTTGGTTTGCTGAATATCAAGCACTGGCAAAGCCAGAGTGAGCAGGACAATATTTTGCATGTTGCCCGCGTCCCATTGCTGGTGGCCTACGGTCTGGACAGGAATGAAGAACTGACGGTTGGCGCATCCACCGCGACGATTTTTGATGACAGGGCAAAAAATGGCCTTGAATATGTTGAGCATAGCGGTGCCGCGATAGAGTCTGGCGAAACATCTCTGGAGAAACTGGAAAATCAGATGCGTCATGCCGGCGCTAAACTTCTGCGGGCTGAAAATACATCCACCAAATCTGTTGATCAGACTAATGAAGAGCGGATGCAGGAAAACTCGCCGCTTTATACAATGGCGAACTCCCTCGAAGATGCCCTCGATAATATTCTCCAGATAATGGCGGAATGGATCGGAGAGAGTTGCGGCGGCAATGTGGATGTGCGCACTGAGCTGGATGTATCTGCCCAGGTGTTTGACTCATCCTCCGCGCTGGCTGTTCAGTCATTGCGTCAGGGTGGTGATATACGTCAGATTGATGCGGTTCGGGTGTTGCAGGCGTTGAAATTTATCGATCAGGATTCCCGTCCAGAGGAAGTGATCGATGAATTAAAAAATCAGGGCGTAACGCTGATGGGAATCAATGATGCAAACAGTGAATGAACGGCTGCGTGATGAATCGATTGCCCATGCTATCTGGATATCTCGCTATAGCACAGGTGTAGCGGCCAGAATGGTGAAAACGCTGAACGACAGCGACGCAGAGCTTACAGCTCGTTTGCTGGTGGCTCTGGATAATTTGGGGCCGGGGAGTTTCACCGTTACGCGTCTGGAATTACTTCTGGTGAGTGTGAGGGAAGTTAACCGCACTGCTATTAACAGTATGTTTGTTCGTCTCTCAGGAGAGTTAAACGAGCTGGCGATATATGAGGCTAGCTATCAGTTAAATCTGTTTGACTCTTTGCTTCCTGATTTTGTGGCGGATATTCATCCTCTGATTGGTATCTCACCTGACACCCTTTATGCCGCTGCAATGGCGCGTCCATTTCAGGGAAGACTACTCAACGAATGGGCCTCAGACCTTGAAGCAGATCGGCTCAGGCGTATTACAAATACGGTACGTCAGGGTTTTTTGCTGGGTGATACCAATGAGCAGATCGCAAGAAAAATTCGTGGGCATGTCAGTAAGGGGTTTCAGGATGGTGCATTGCAGATGAGTCGAGCTAATGCGGCCAGTATTGCAAATACAGCGGTTGGGCATCTTGCTGCTACTGCCCGTGAGAGTTTCGCCATGGCAAACAATGATTTGATAAAGGGCAAACAATGGTTATCCACACTTGATAATCGTACTACACCACAGTGTCGAATCAGGGATCGCCTCAAATATACGCTGGATAATAAACCTATTGGTCACAAAGTGCCTTATTTACAGGGGCCGGGAAAAATTCATTTCTGCTGCCGTTCAACAGAAACGTTTATTCTGAAATCTGCGAAGGAACTGGGGATTGATGTTCGGGATGTTTCTCCTGCCGAGAGGGCAAGTATGGATGGGGTTGTAGCCGGAGATACGACTTACAAGGAATGGTTTTTGCGCCAGTCTTATGCCAGGCAAAAACAAATAGTGGGAGAAACACGGGCAAAACTGATTCGTGATGGAGGTATGTCACCAGATGAATTTTACACCGATAAAGGTGAATGGTTGACGCTGGGACAACTCCGTGAGCGTGATGCTCAGGCATTCAGAAAAGCCGGGATTTAAATTAATTATTTATTACAACAGGCTACCTTCGGGTGGCCTTTTTTATTGCTGCAATCTGGATAGTGAGCAGTGTAACAGTCGGAAGACTTAAATCAGGTATTAATATGAAACTGAAAACAGTAGAGATTAACGGAAAAAAATACGCAGAAATCGACACTGCTGGTCTGCCAGTTTATGTGCATGATGATGGTAAAGAAATCGGCTTCGATGCACCGCTGGCAGCCAGAAAAATTACAGAACTTAATGGCGAGGCGAAAAATCATCGTCTGGCTAAAGAGGCCGCAGAGGAAAAACTTGCCAGGTTCGCTGCCATTGATGACCCGAAAAAGGCGATTGAGGCGCTGGAAATGCTGTCCAAAATTGACCAGAAAAAACTGATTGATGCGGGACAGGTTGACCAGGTTAAAGCAGAAATTACGAAAAATTTTCAGCAGCAATTAGACGAAGAAAAGCAACGCTCTCAGATGCTGGAGAAGCAGCTTTATGATTCCATGATTGGCGGTAGTTTTGCTGGTTCAAAATATATTGCCGATAAAATTGCGATCCCGGCAGATTTATTACAGGCCCGCTTCGGACAGTCATTCAAAGTGGAAGAAGGGAAGATCGTTGCTTATGACGCTTCCGGCAACAAAATTTACTCCCGCACGAAGCCAGGCGAACTGGCGCAGTTTGATGAGGCGCTGGAGTTCCTCGTCGAAAATTACCCACAGAAAGACTACATCCTGAAAGCCAGTGGCAACAATGGTGGCGGCTCCCGTCCGACACAGCATGATATTGGTCAGAAAACGATGAAACGATCAGCTTTTGATGCACTGGATGTTGCAGGTAAGCAAAACGCACTGAAAGACGGTATCACTATCGTTGACTAACACATTTTGCCAGTTCTTGGATGGGGACTGGCGTCAGGGCTGGATAGCTCACTACTCAATTCATTTACAATTACGCAAAATTTTAAGGAATATTTAATTATGGCTGGAAATACCCTGACCGGGTTGATCCCGACTATTTACACCGCCCTGGATGTTGTATCCCGTGAGCAGGTAGGTTTTATTCCTGCGGTAGCAAAAAACGCAAAAGCTGACGCTGCAGCAAAAGATCAGACGGTAACCGCGCCAGTTGCGCCTGATGCGAAAACTGAAGATATCGTACCGGGCCCGTCAGCTCCGAATACTGGAGATCAAAATATTGGCACTGTTGATGTAAAAATTACTAAATCTAAAATGGCGCCAGTTAAATGGAATGGTGAAGAACAACTGGCGCTTGGTCCTTCCGGGACTTACAACACCATTCTGGCTGATCAGTTCAAGCAAGCTTTTCGAGCACTTGCAAACGAGGTTGAGGCTGATCTTGGCGCACTGTATTTCGGTGCTTCTCGTGCTGTTGGGACCGCGGGGACAACGCCGTTTGGTGTTAAAGATGATCTTTCTGATGCGGCTCTGGCTCGTCAGATTCTGGAGGATAACGGGGCACCGACAACCGATTTACAGATGGTACTTGGCTCCACCGCTATTGCTAATTTGCGCGGAAAACAGTCCGTATTGTTTAAAGTGAATGAATCTGGCACTGAGCAGCTACTGCGCGAGGGTGTGTTGGGGCGCCTGGAGGGATTCAGTATTCACAGTTCGGCAGGTGTAAAACGAGTACCAAAAGCCACTGCAACTGGTTATCTTGTGAATGGTGAGAAGAAAGAAGGTGATGTTCTTATTTCCATTGATACTGGTTCGGGGAATATTTCGGCAGGGCAGATTGTTACTTTCGATGGCGATCCTAATCAGTATGTTGTGGCTGCTGCAACCAGTAATCTGATTACCCTTGCTGCACCAGGTCTACGTCAGGATCTGGCTGATGATACTGCAATCACGGTTGTCGGCTCATTTACTGCAAATATGGCGTTCGATCGCAACGCATTTCTGTTGGCATCCCGTACCCCGGCAATGCCGGAGGGCGGCGATAGCGCTGATGATGTAATGAATGTTACGGACCCAATCTCGGGAATTACATTTCAGATTGCACTGTATCGTCAGTATCGTCAGGTACGTTATGAAGTTGGGCTGGCATGGGGCGTTTCGTCAGTGAAACCTGCGCATAGCTGTCTGATTATTGGATAAAATCAAAAAGGGGCTTCGGTCCCTTTTTTAATGGAGGGTATATGGCTGGATTGACTAAAGCTCAAAGAGCACAGCGTGATGCCGCGCAAAAAAATGCAGTGTCGGAGCGGAAGGCGGCGCAAACCAGGGAACCACAAAAAACACCGATTAAGTTGGTAGTTATGATGACCGAGAATCATATATTCCCCGGCGCCCCAACAATCGCTAATGTTCATCCTGATGAAGTTGACAATTGGAAGGCGCAGGGCTGGAAAACACAGGAGTAGCGCATGATCACTTACGTTACCTGTGATGATGTTGATAATACGCTTGGGAAAAACTGGGCGAATGAGGATGTTAAAAATAAAGCGGTTTTAATGGCCAATGCCTGGTTGAATAACTTTAGTCTGAAGATTGATCCATCCAGTATTCCTGACGAGGTAAAGCTCGCTGGAGCATATGCAGCCAGAGTCGCTTCTGTAGGTAAGTTATTTCAGCAGAAAAATGATTCTGGTGTTGTTATAAATAAAACTGTGTCGGCTGATGGGGTTAGCGTATCGAAATCATTTGCTGAATTATCAGCAAACAGTACTGCATTGCTTGAGCCCGATTTACAGCTTGCGCTGGCGCTGCTGAAACCGTACGGACTGAGTCACTCACAAGTCAGGGTTGTGAGGGGGTGATGATGGGGATTCGTGATGAGATTCAGGATGAGGTTGCCGCTGCTTTTGATGGTGATTTAGCTGATGCGGTGAATAATTTTTCTGGTTCTTACGTTACGCACCAGGGTTGGGAGCCTGTGACGGAGACAGGCCGCGAACTTACAACAACATATACCGGACGAGGTGTGTTGGCACGCTATAAGCTTGGCAGAGTTGATGGAATTAATATTTTGCACGGCGACCTTAAGTTAACTGCTCTGGCCTGTGAGGTTACGGATAAACCTGCTATCGGACATATTATTGAGACTTATGATCCTGTATCAAGGCAGTTACAACGATACGAGATAATTACAGTACATGTAGATCCTTCCGCATCGGTTTATTCTATCCAGTTAAGGAGAAAGTAAATGGCAAAGGCATGGGATCTGGAACCGTCAATATTTGTTGGGATGATTGAGGAAGATGTGGGACTGAAAATTCGCTACATCGCTATTCAGATTCTTACAGCTATTGATATTGCCGCTCCGGTTGATACCGGGCGTTTCAGAAATAATAATCTGGTATCGTTACAGCACCCAGATTTTAGTATATCTGATAATGTGGATCCGAATGGCACGATTGCACTTCAACGTGGAATCGGGGTTATTTCAAAAGCGGCGAATTACGGAATCATCTACATCCAGAATAACCTGCCTTATGCCGAATCTATTGAGGATGGACATTCTCAACAAGCGCCAACAGGTGTGTATGCTAATGCTTTTAATGGTGTTTCGCAGATTTATAAATGACTTTTACTGAAATCAGAAATGCTGTTATTTCCAGAATGACGGCACAGACGGTTATTGATGGAAAAGATGTATTATATCCAAACGGGCCAACATTCGATCCGTCAGGTAAGTTAATCTGGGCGCGGTTAAGTGATATCCCCGGTCTGGCTGGGACTAATGAAATTGGTGCGGGTCCGGTTGTTTATCGCACGGGGATAATTATTATTCAGTTATTTGTTCCCGCAGGCTCTGGCTCAAAACTTATTACTGAGACGGCGGATAAATTGCGAGAATTGTTTGAATTTCAGGATGATGATCGTCTCAGCTACCAGGCTGTTTCCTCAATAGCCGTTGGTGAAAAGAATGGCTGGTTCCAGCTTAATCTTCAAATTCCATATCGAGCGCTCTAGCGCAATTAATGACATAGGAGGCTCCTGTGAGTTCAGGTGCAAAGGTTATCTCGGCATTTATCCGGGAGACAATTGCAGGCACCACGCCAGCTAGTGGTGACTGGAGTTTATTAAAGCGCACAAGCTGGGGAGTAAAACCAACCCAGAATAAAGGCGAAAATAATGAGATCGGTGGTTCTCGTATGGCTCAGGGGGCGACGCCTGGCACTGTGGATGTCGGCGGTGATGTTGGTACCAAATTTCGCTGGGGCCAACATGATGATTTCCTTGCATCCTGTTTCGGCGCGGAATGGTCAGGAGATTCTCTGACTATGGGGAATGAGCGAATAACATTTTCTCTGGCAACATATGCGTCAGATGTAGGAATTGCCTCTGTCGTCAGGGGGGCACAGGTTGGATCGTGGAAAATGCAGATTCCTAACGACGGTGATATTACTGCGACAGTCACTTTTGCCGGGCTGGACTGGGAATCAAAGGCCGATGATACAAATTTTATCAAAGGCGAGCCTGTAGATAGTGCAGGAAAGTTACGTTATTCGTTTAAGGAAGTTTCAGCAGTAAGTCTGAATGGTGTTGCCGGAGGTAACGGTTTTTGTATCGACAGCTTTGATATCCAGTTCGATAACAAACTTCAGACCCAGCGTTGTGTCGGGACTGGTTCTCCTTATGCAGGAGCAAATATTCCGACTACTTTTACACCGTCCGGTACGGTGACGCTTTCATGGTCTAAAGCCGCGTGGGAAATCTGGAGTAAAACATTAACTGGAGAAACAGTTCCGTTCAGCTTCACGCTTTCGAATGGAGAGGGGGCATATACTTTCAGTTTCCCGAAGGTTCAGATATCAGGTGAATGGCCTGACGGCGGTAATACCGATATTATCCAGGTCCAGTTGAGTATTACCGCTGCTGACGAAGCGCCAACTATCACCAGAAAAAAAGCTTCCCCGGCTGCAGTGATTGCAAAAGCCAGTGCTGAGTCGATTAGTTGATTTTCCGTTATTCCCCCTGTGGTATTGCGCTACAGGGTGGCGTTTTGAATGAGGTTATAGATGTTTATTCTTGAACAGAAAACTATCATCGGTGGAGAACGCTGGTTTACGCCAATGAAGGACTTAGAACCTATTGCTGGGTTACAACTGTTGGTGGCAAGCAGTGATAATGATCAGTATCGCTCCCGTAATGCATTAATCCGTCGCCACATTGAGAAAATGGATGCCAGTTTGCATGTCGGAACGAAGGCGTTTGATATTGCAAAGGTCGTCGAGGTGGACTCTGTTGATGATTTACTCATTGATAACGCCGCTCGTTATCTGCTGAAAGACTGGAAAGGGGTTGGAGAGTTGGTAGATGGTGTTGAGGTCGCGCTGGAATATACACCAGAAAGAGGTGCTGCGCTGCTCAAGCAGAATCCAGAGTTGTACTGGCAAATCCTTGCAGAAGCCGCCAGAATCGCCCAGGGAAAAGAGCAGCAAAAGCAGGATACGATAAAAAAGCCATTGCCGCCCAGCGGTGGATATCGGAGTTCGGGGGAGAAAAGGGTGAAAAGGCAAGGTGGAAACGAGAAAAGCTCAGGTTGCCGCCGCTCCCGGAGCCAGAAATAGACCCGGTTATTAGGGAATTGTTGTACGCCTATTCGGTGATATCCCGTGCCCGGCGTTATGCTGGAATGGCTGGGGTGCCTTTGCCTTTATCTCTGTCAGAGATAAATGAATATTTAGCCACTCATCCGGTATTGATTGAGCGCGATGAATTTGAAGCAGTGATCTTTGCACTGGATGACCAGTATTCTCAGGAGCAGTGTGTGTAGTTGTTAATTACGTACACTCTGTTACAGAGATGTGATAGTGTCTTTAATTAAATCGATGATGCTCCTGGAGAAAAGCATTGCGTGGCTTCGTAATCGCTATATCTACTATTATGTCGCCTGAAACCCACTTCGGTGGGTTTTTTGTTGTAAGGAGTTTTAATAAATGGCAGAGCAAACCTCGCGTCTCGCAATAATTATTGATAGCACTGGAGCAAAAAATAATGCTGACAATCTGACCTCCTCATTAGTTAAGATGACGCAGGCCGGGGAAACTGCTGCAAATAGCGCAGGGAAAGTGACTAAGGCAACAGAAGATGAGAAGAACGCGCTCGCAAAATTAAAAGCAGCTATTGATCCAGTTGGTGCCGCAATTGATACTGTCGGTCGACGCTATTCTGAATTAAAGAAATATTTCGATAAAGGGCTTATTGATAAAGAAGAATATGAATTTCTTGCCCGTAAACTTAATGAAACTACAGAGGAATTGAGCGGGGTTGCGCAAGCGCAGAGAGAAGCCGAGAAGGCCGGAAAACTTGCTGCCGCCCAGCAGGAAGCGCAGGCTCAGGCCTTTCAAAGAATGCTGGACAAGATCGACCCTCTGACTGCGGCGCTAAGAAATCTTGATCAACAGCAGGATGAACTTAATGCTGCACTTTCTTCCGGGAAAATAAATGGCTCTCAGTTTGATAATTACAGCCGAAAAATACAGGAAACGCGGCGAGAGCTAACAGGAGAGGCTCAGGCAGAACGGGAAGCTGCAAAAGCGCATGATGAACAAGTTGCTGCTTTGCAACGTCTGATTGCTCAACTCGATCCTGTCGGAACAGCTTTTAACCGCCTGACAGAGCAGCAAAAGCAACTCAGCGAAGCAAAAGCCAAGGGGATGCTTTCTCCTGAAATGTATGAGGAGCTTTCAGGAAAACTCCGTGCTATGCGGAGTGAGCTTGAGGCTACTCAATCGCAACTCAGCAAAACAGGAATGTCAGCAAAACAAACGGCTTTTGCTATGCGCATGTTGCCTGCACAAATGACGGATATTGTTGTTGGGTTGTCCACTGGTCAGTCGCCATTTATGGTGTTAATGCAGCAGGGCGGCCAGCTAAAAGATATGTTCGGTGGGATTGGCCCGGCGATCAAAGGTGTTGGTTCTTATGTGCTGGGATTAATTAATCCTTTTACCCTGGCCGCAGCAGCCGTTGGCGCCTTGGGGCTAGCTTACTATAAAGGCTCTCAGGAGCATGACGAATTTAATAAATCACTTATTCTTACCGGAAATCAGTTGGGGACAACCAGCGGGCAATTAGCCGATATAGCTCAACGTGCCGGGGATGCTGCTGATTCGACAACTGGCGCTGCGGCGGCAGTATTAAACCAGCTTGTACGTTCAGGAAAGGTCGCGAGCAGTTCGCTGGAGCAGGTGACGACAGCGATAGTAAAAACGAGCGAATTAACTGGAATATCGACCGATCAACTGGTTAATGATTTCAATGAAATTGCAAAGGATCCTGTCAGTGCCATATCAAAACTTAATGATCAGTACCATTTTCTGACACTGGCGACTTATAACCAGATTAAGGCGCTACAGGATGAAGGGAACCAGCAGGAGGCGGCTAGGGTAGCTTCTGACGTTTATTCTCAGGCTTTACAGCAGCGTACATCAGAAATCCAGCAAAATCTTGGGCTTCTTGAAAAAGCCTGGGATGGTTTAGCTGGTACAGCGAAAAAAGCTTGGGATGCAATGCTTGATGTTGGTCGTGTGTCTGGTGGAAATGAGCGTATCACTCAAATCCGCAAGGAGCTTGATTGGATTGATAACGCTGTCGGTGGAAAAACTGTTTTTTCCTCACGTCGAAAAGAGCTTGAGCAAGAGTTAAACATTCTTCAGCTAACTATGGCGGCTCAGGCAGATATTACTGGGGCCATTTCTGCAGCAAGTAAAGCTGAGCAAGAACGAATTCAGACTCAACAGGAGGCCGATCGTGTTAACCAACAGTATCTGACTAATGCAGAAAAAAGAAGTAAAGCAATCAGGCAGCAGAAGAAGTTTTTGGATGCAGGGGCTATTAGTGAAGAGCAATATAATAATAATATTTCTCGTATTAATGAATTATATAAAGATCCAAAATCACCAAAAACACGGAATTATTCAGATGATGCCGCCCAACGAATGATTGACCATCTGAATCAACAGAATGCGTTACTAAGTTCACAAGCTGAATTGACAGTTAAATTAAGTTCCTCTGAGCAGGAACTGGTTAAGTGGCGCCAGCAAATAGTCGATCTTGAATCTCGTCCGACATCAAAATTAACTAAGGATCAGAAATCGCTTCTCTTACACCGGGAAGAAATAACCGCGTTGATGGAGAAAAATGTTGCGATTGAAAAAAATAACAGGCTAATCAAGGAGTCAGCCGAAATAGCCGCATGGCGTAGTTCATTGCAGGCTTCTATTGATAATCATCAGCAGGGGTATGACATTCAGATTGCTGGTTATGGACTTGGCGATAAAAATCAGCAACGTCAGCAGGAGTTACTGCGGATTGAACGTGAATATAACAACCAGCGTCTGCAACTTGAACGTGACTATGCGGATAAATCTCGTGGAATGTCTGAACGTGTTTTTCAGGAAAAAATACAGGCCCTGAATGATGCTGTGGAGCGGGAAAAAGAAATTATCAGGCAGAAAAATGAGCAGCTCGATATTCAGGCAGGAGACTGGGTAAGTGGGGCGTCCCAAGGATTCAATAACTGGTTGGATAACACTAAGGATATCAGCGGGCAGATAAAATCAACCACGACTCAGATGTTTGATGGGATGACAGATGCGCTTGGTGATTTTGTCACGACAGGCAAGGCAAATTTTCGTTCTTTCGCTACCTCCGTGATTTCAGATCTTAGCAGAATAGCATTAAAGGCTTCAATTACCGGGATTTTCGACAGCATTAGCAACAGTTCTTCTGGGGGGATTTTAGGAACTATCGGAAGTGCTGTTAGTAAATTTATTCCTAATGCAAAGGGCGGTATTTATGAGTCTCCATCATTGAGTACATATTCAAACGGTATTTATGATTCCCCGCAATTTTTTGCTTTTGCAAAAGGTGCTGGTGTTTTTGGTGAGGCTGGACCGGAAGCTATTATGCCATTAACACGAACTTCCGATGGTTCTCTTGGTGTCAGGGCGATTAATAATAAAGACGGTAATGGAGGCGGAGACATTAATTACTCTCCTGTATATCAAATTACTATCAAAAATGACGGACAGAATGGAGAGATTGGCCCTCAGGCAATTAGGACACTTATGGGAATGGTTGATCAGCGAGTGCAGGGCACTCTGTTAAATATGCGACGTGATGGAGGAATGTTAAGTGGCTGAAGAATTCCACTGGTTACCAGAGGATGGAATGAAAACAGAAAATAAACCATCGATAAAAACTGTAAGATTTGGCGATGGTTATGAGCAACGAAGTCCAAATGGACTTAATCATTCTCTACGTGTTTTCACCTGTGATTTCAAGGTTGAGGCGAATGAACGTGATTCATTCGAAAATTTTTTAGCACGGCATGAAGGCTATAAATCTTTTTTTTGGCGTCCACCGGGTGTTAACAGAAAAATCAGAGTGGTGTGTCGAACGTGGTCAGCTACAGAACATATCACCTATACCGATTTTTCGTGTCAGTTTGATGAAGTGGTGATCTGATGCAGGATATCCGGCAGGAAACACTGAATGAGTGTACAAAAGCGGAGCAATCCGCGCTGGTCGTGCTCTGGGAAGTCGATCTGACAGAGGTCGGCGGAGAGCGTTATTTTTTCTGTAATGAGCAGAACGAAAAAGGCGAACCAGTCACCTGGCAGGGGCGGCAGTATCAGGCGTACCCCATTCAGGGGAGCGGATTTGAGATGAACGGTAAAGGAGCCAGCGCCAGGCCAACTCTGAAAGTCTCTAATCTGCACGGCATGGTCACCGGGATGGTGGAAGATTTGCAGAGTTTGGTCGGCGGAACGGTGGTCAGGCGTAAGGTTTACGCCCGTTTTCTGGATGCGGTGAACTTCGTCAACGGAAACATCGAGGCAGACCCGGAGCAGGAGGCGATCAGCCGCTGGCGCATCGAGCAGTGCAGCGAACTGAGCGCAGTGAGTGCCTCCTTTGTACTGTCCACGCCGACGGAAACGGATGGCGCTGTTTTTCC